TAATGAAAGATTAGGCTACACAAATAAAATGTTTGAAGTCATATCAACACAATTAGAATTTATAGAGCAAAATGACGTTCCTGCTGCAGCTACAAGACTTGTATTGAAAGAAATTGACTCAGCAGTTTATGACTTTGTATCTAATGATTATGTGACACCTGTAACGCAAGGACCAATAAGCGAAGTTCCTGCAGGTTCTTTTGAAATGTCACAACCAAGTAGTCTATCGCTTTCGCAAGTGCTTACACTTGATGGCACTACATCCAAAATAAACATTAAAGCATCATGGACAAACAGTTCTTCGCCTTATTTATTTGGTACTGAAATATCATACAAGCTATCTACAGATTCAGCTTATCAAGCTATTGTCGTGGGAGCAGGTACAAGTCAAGGTTTTATACCAAATGTCACCGCAGGACAGCAATACAATGTAAGGCTCAGACACTTCTCAGATAGAGGTATTTATTCAGCATACATAAGTAATGTAAATATCACTATAGCTGCTGCCAGTGCAGCTCCAAGTGACCCCAGTAGTGCTTCTGTAAGTACAGGTAAACCTTTAAACATGATTATTACTTACACTAACCCTAATAACTCTGATTTAAAGGCAGTCAAAATATACAGAAAGACAGCAAACAGCACTCCCAGTAGTGACTCAGATGGTCTAGTAAATACGCAATATGGCTCTCCTAACTCTATTTCTACATGGATAGATGGTCAAGTTAATGGCTTGACTGCAGGTACTACTTATTACTATTGGTTGAGAGCAGTGAATCATAGTGATGTGCATTCTAGTTTCGTAGCAGTGGGTGCAGGAAACTTCACAACAGTCACAAGTGCAGAAAGCATTGTATCAAATGTAGATAGAGCTTCTTTCTTCTACCAAAGCAAAACAGGTAACACCAACGCACCAAGCAATTCTGAGTTCAGTGCTATATCAGGTAGAAACCCAGTTACCAATGACATGATTATAGTTACTAGGACAGACACTAACCCAGACCAGTCCAAAGCCTATAAGTATGGCGGTAGCTCTTGGTCAGAAGTTAGCAACCTTGTCTCTGGAGATATGATGGTTGATGGTACGATTGGTGCATCAAAGATAGTCACAGATGCAATTACATCAGACAAAATTGATGTCTCCACCTTGTCAGCTATATCTGCTAATGTAGGAACGATTACCGCAGGAACAATTAATGGTACTAATATGAGTATCACTAATTTAGATGCAGGTAATATAACTACAGGAGACCTTAATGCTAATAATATTAATCTTAATGGCACTACGCTTACAGTCACCGCTAATGGTTTACAGGTAGGAACTTTTGATGGTGTAAGCCATGTAAACCCAAATACTATTGGAGCTGTACTTGCTGCACAAGGCACACACACCTTCAGTAACACAGCTACAACAGGAACAGGAACTTCTTATTCAGTTCCAGAACTTCTTGGTGGTTCTGTTATTACGTTGACTATTCCTGCTACGAAAACTGCGGAAACTAAGACCTATTTAGTGCAATTAGCAGTCAACCCTGTAGGAATAGCTTCAACAAGACAAGCTAATGTGGGTAATTTCATAGTATCAGGTTATTTATATGGAGGAGCAAACGCTTCACTGGCAGCTATAGGTGTAAGTGATAACGCAAGTTACACAAGTGATGGTGCTATAAACTCTTCTCCTTTTGCTCAAAGTGGCTCTTTGGTGTCAGGAAATTGGGTTGGTACATCAAGTGTCAATTTGTATCAGAATGCGGTACAAGTCTCTACGATGGCAGTAGGTTTAAAATTTGATGTCACTACTTCTACTTCTGCTGCGACTACAAAATATATTTATATTTGGGGAGGATTATTTGGAGTGACCATTCCAAATATGCAATACTCAGCTACAGTTTTTGGATTGTTCAGATGATAGCAGTTTCTATATACAACAAGTCAACAGGACAGATTATACAAAATCGTTCTGTAGTTAGTCTGGATGAAATTATTTTACCAAATACGCTTGGATATGTAGAAGGCACTTATACTATATTTCATAAAAAATGGAATGGTACACAAGTTGTAGACTATGCAATCCCTTATATATCAAACTCTAATACTTTTCTTGTCCGAAGTAAAAGAAACACGCTTTTAGCTCAATCAGATTGGACACAAATGCCTGACTCAGCTTTAACAGATAGCAAGAAAGCAGAATGGGCAACCTATCGTCAAGCCTTGAGAGATATGATGGCTTCTTATACTGATAGCGAGAGCAACACAGTAGAAAACACAACCTTTCCAACACAACCAAGCTAATGATTGCAGAAGATTTATGTGGATGTCTTACACACGAAGGTCACTTTGTTAATTTCTCCTTGCCAGAAAGCGGTCATATTGTAGTGTTAGAACTATTGCAAGGACCACATGGTGAGGAAACAAGAAGCGAAAGAGTTATGACTATTCAAGAAGCAAAAGAATACTATAATCAATTAATGGAATTTAGATACGAAGATGTAGGAGTAATGATTTATGAATGAAGAAAAAGTAATAGCAGAAGGTGTTATAACTGACAAAGAACCAATCAAGAAAAAACTTGAATTAGATATAGATGTTACACCTCACAATTTAGGCGAAAATCCTTATGCAAAATGGGTGCATTTAGCAAAAACCATAGATGCATGGAGAATATTTCCAAGGATATTCGTAAGTGTTTATATAGTGCTTTTGTATAAAGTTGTGATTTGGTTTATGGAATTGCCAGAACCAAACCTAGAGCAGTCTGCCTTAGTTTCTATCGTTGTCGGTGCAATGGCAGCTGTGTTTGGTATTTATGCAGGAACATCAGGACAAAGTAAGAAGTTCAAAGGCGAAGATTGATGGAAGTATTTGACCTTATAGAAAAGGTTGGATTGCCGATAGCAGGTGCATTAGTAATGGCTTACTTTATATTCTTAGTGATGAAGCAGCTAATGGATGGATTAGTAGCTGAGATAAAAACTATTCAGGGTATAACTAAAATGTTGATAACAAGAGCATCAATTATGAATAACGACATAATTAGGATAGATGTTTCAGTTTCTAGTGCATTAGATTTGAGTCCAGATTTAGCTAGGATTGCAAGAGCAGAAAACTTTGTTGAAGATGGCAAAATTGATGCTAGAAGGGATTAATGGACGTTGTTCAGCTAATAGCAGATTTTGGTTTTCCTGTAGTTATGGTTGTTGGTTTAGGATATTTTGTTTATTTTGTGTGGCAGACTATTACCAACATAATAGACCCTGCTATACAAGAAATGAAAGGCACTATAATTAGATTAACTGACCAATTACGTCTTTTAGACCAAGATATGATACGATTACAACAGAAAGTAAATACTGTTCTTGAATTGAAAGAGGAGAATAAGTTGAACAATGGCGGAACTAAAGAAAAAAAGAGGACGTCCGAGCAAAGCGGAACTCAGACGAAGAAAAGAAGAAGCTAGTAAACAAAAAATTGTTTGGTTTGCTGTAGCTGTAGGGATTTTTTTGCTTGGCGGAATCTTCGCAACTAATTTAGAAGCTGACGAAATGGTTTTCAAATTCAAAAGTCCTAGTTTTTCAGGTGTCGGCACTTCTAGTCATTATCTGACTATAGAAAATCAACAATTCAATAGAAAAAAGGCTATCAAAGAAGAAATAGAAGCATATAAAGAAGAATTAAAGCGAGAAGCAGAAAATACTACTTTAGCTAGATTTATTCGTAATCTTGAGAGTAGAATATATGCACAGCTATCTAGACAGTTAGTTGAAAACCTGTTTGGTGAAACCTCTAGTGAGAGCGGAACTATAACATTGGAAGGAAATACGATTGAATACTCAACTGATGGAGATTTCATTACGCTTACGATTACTGATGCCGAAGGTGGTACGACTGTTATCACTTTGCCTATCGGTAGTTTTACTTTCTAGTTGTGCTACAAGTGGTTACTTACAAGAAGTACCTATAATAAAAAAAGCAGAAGTAGGAGAGTTAGTTGTAAAAGAATTAGCTGATTTTTCATGCCCTACTAGAAAGCCGACTATAGCAGTTTATCCTACCGCATTTACTGACCAAACAGGGCAAAGACGAGGAAATAGTAATTTTGCAACCTTTAGTACTGCTGTAACACAAGCACCTCATATTTACTTAATTAGAGCCTTACAACACGCATCACAGAACAAATGTAGTTTTTTTGATGTGGTAGAACGTACAGGATTAGATAATTTGAGCAAAGAAAGGCAGATTATTAGGTCAGCTAGGGAGAAATTCAAAGATGAAGATAAGTTGCCACCTTTGTTATTTGCAGGTTTACTCATGGAAGGAAGTGTTGTAGGATATGAGAGCAATGTTAAATCAGGCGGTTATGGTGCGAGGTATTTAGGCATTGGAGCCAGTAAAGAATACCGAGAAGATACAGTAATAGTTTCTTTACGCACAGTATCAGTATCTACTGGTCGCATTTTAATTGAAGTCTTGGTCTCCAAAACTATTTTGAGTTATGGGATAAGCCAAGACATATTTAGATTTGTGGCTAATGACACAGAGTTAGTAGAGATAGAGAATGGTATGACCGAAAACGAATCAGTCAATATTGCACTCCAAGCAGCTATAGAAACTGCAGTTCTGAAAACTCTTGAGAAAGGAGTTCAAGCAAATCATTGGAGTATAAAAGATGAATAAATTATTAACAGTAATAGCTCTGTTGTTAGGCACAATCGTTTATGCAGCAGATAATGAAGTGTATATAAATCAGTCAGGTGCGACTTTTAATGCTGATATAGAGCAAATGGGTTCTGGTAACATCATAGGTGGTACTGGTTCTACTGCAGGTTCTATGACTGCACTAGATTTAGATGGTGCTAGTATGACGCTTGATATAAATATGATTGGTTCTACCAATAAATTCTTAGGTGATATTTGGGCTGATAATTACACAGGTTTTTTTGAGTTTGATGGCAGCAGCAATGTATTTAATATGCAGACAGACCCAACAAATGCGTTTGGTGCTGATGGCTCAAATGTTAATGTTGATGTGACAGGTGGCTCAAATGTCTTTACACTAAATCATGCAACATCTGCTTTGGCGAGTCAGTTAGACCTTGATTGGATTATACAAGGTAGTAATAACAGCATAACTGCAGCTATTGATGTAGATGGTGCAACAAACTATATGAGTTTAGATGGTAGTGATAACACAGTAACTTATGATGGAGATGGATATGCAGGCGGATATTTCCACCTTACGCACGATGGCGGTAGCAGAACATTCAATATTGACCAAGCTAGTACACTTGATAACGACTGGCTTAAAGTGGAAAGTACTGGTAGTTCTGGCGTTGTGTGTATCAACCAAAACGATCAAGGCACAGCAGTCGGTTGCTGATATTGGAGAAGTTAAAGAGTTAAGCGGTTATACAAAAGTCATCAGAGATGATGAATATGACCCGACAATAAAATTTCCTATACAAAGTCTTGATGATGTAAGGACATCTAATGGACGTATTGCTATTGAATTTTTAGATGAATCACAAGTAAAACTAACCGAACATTCTTCTTTGATAATAGATGAATACATCTATGACCCTAATCCTTCTAAATCTAAAATGGCACTCAAGTTTGCTAGTGGTACTGCTAGATTTATTACAGGCAGTCTTAATAAGATAGACAAAAAAAACATTACTTTGCAAACACCAACTGCAAATATAGCTATTCGTGGTACAGATTTTACTTGTACTGTAGACGAGTTCGGAAGAAGTCTTATTATTTTGCTACCTGATATCAATGGTCTTTCTAGTGGTGAAATTATAGTATCTACTGGTATGGGAAGCGTAACATTGAACAAACCTTATGAATCCACTACAGCTACACTGTTTACGAATATGCCTAGTAAACCTGTTATTTTAGACCTTACCCTAGAATTTATAGACAATATGTTGATTGTGAATCCACCTAAACAAAATGTATCTTATGCTGAAGAAAGCCAACAAACAAAGTCTGCAGACTATTTGGACTTCAATGACTTAGACATTGATTTTTTAGCAGAAGATTTTTTAGACAATAGAAATGAATTACAGTTTACCGAGTTAGATATAAATTATTTAGATGTGAATTTCCTAGAAGATTTACTAAATATCTTAGATGCCTTAGCAATAGGTGAGGACGAAGATGAACTAAACTTACAGGCGACTGGTATTAAAATATCAGGCACTAATATTGGCAAAGATACAGACACGCAAATAACTACAATTATAACAGGACAACAAATATCACTTAGACGACAAGTATCAGATTCTATGCAATTAGATTTAGATGGTAGCGGCTCATATACATTAATTATTGTGCAAGATGGTGTCTCAAATGTAGTTAAGATTAATGGTGGTGGAGATTCCACTATAACAATTAAACAAAGCTCATGAATTATAAATTTGGCTTATGTTTATTGTTAGTATTATCACTACCACTTATATTCCAAAGTACACCAACAGAAATATTAAAACTCAAAACATTTGATTATTTAATAGAAACTCCTGCACCTTCTGGAAATTTCGCAATATTAAATATAACAGAAGCCGATGTTGATGCAGCAGGTGGTTACCCTTTTCCAAGAGAAACATTAGCAAAAATACATATAGACCTTCTAAGAAAAGGTGCATTGGGTGTAGGTTGGGTTCTAGCATTCCCACATGCAGACAGGTTTGGTGGTGATAAATACTTTGCTGAAGCATTGTCTTATTCGCCTTCAGTCATAGCTTTGTTTGAAAACAATAATGGTATATATCCAAAAACAACTGGAACAGTTATTTTAGGAGAAGGAAAAGGTGGTTTTCTTTCTGGCGGTACAGTACAGAATATTAAAGGATTAAATGCACTAGAAGGAATTGCATCAGCACCTGTGGATGTTGATAATTTAGTAAGAAGAATACCTTTGTTATACAAATCTCCTGATGGTTGGATTGCTTCTTTCGGCACACAAGTTTTGAAATCTCTGACTGGTGCAGATACTTACATTATAAAAACGAATGATAATGGTATAGAGGAAATAACAGTCAAAGGTATAAATCCAGTCAAGACAGATAGTTTCGGTAGAAAATGGATATCTTGGATTGTTCCACGTGAAACCTCATTGTCTGAAATGGAAGTAGAAAATAAATTTGTATTTGTTGGTGTAACAGCAAAAGGTGTAATGCCGCAATTAGCTACACCAGTTGGTTTGTTAGAGCCACACTATATACAAGCAGCATTGTCAGAATCTTTGTTAATAGAAAATAGTCCATTTGTACCTGATTATGCATTAGCAGCCGAGATTGCTATGCTTTTTATCACAGTGATAGCCATATGGCTCGTTCTAAGCAGTTTTGGGATAACATTGGGTATAAGTATAGCTACGTTATTAATGTTGATTACAGCGGCTTCTGGATATTACCTAATACAAAAAGGCATATTGATTGATGTAACATGGACTTTGTTGTCACAATTTATAACAGGTGCGGTAGCTTTCTATTTAAGATTCAGGGAACAATTCAAATTAAGATTAGAAATTAAAAAACAATTTGAGCATTACTTAGACCCAAGACAAATTAAACGCTTACAGGACAATCCTGAGTTACTCGTACTAGGCGGAGAAAAAAGGAACGCTACTTATTTATTCACAGATGTCAGAGGTTTTACATCTATGTCAGAGTCTATGCCGCCAGAAAAAGTAACATACATAATGAATAAAGCACTAACTGCACAACAAGAAGCAGTACAACAATATTCAGGAATGGTAGACAAGTATATAGGGGATGCTCTCATGGCAATATTTAATGCACCTTTAGACCTAGAAAACCACGAAGATGCAGCTATAAGTTGTGCTTTACAAATAGTAGAGAATATGAAATCTTTGAATGAAGAACTTAAAAAGGAAGCATTGCCGACCATAGCCATAGGAATAGGCATAAACACAGGGCAATCAACAATAGGGAATATGGGAAGTTCATCTAGGTTTGACTATACTGCTATTGGCGATTCTGTCAATACTGCTGCTAGGTTAGAATCAGCTACAAAAGATGTTGGTGTTGACTTATTAATAGGAGAAAACACTGCAAAAAATACTAAACATGATTTACACTTAGTAAAAGAGATTAAAGTAAAAGGTAAAGAAAAGGCTTTGAAAGTATATGGGATTTAAACTTAGTTTGATATTGGGAGGGTTGTTGTTGGCTTCTGTAAGTGGTTCTGCGTTTTACATAAAGTATTTGCACAACCAAATGGCAATCTTGCAAGGCAATCAAATAGTCTTAGAGGGCAAAATCACAGAGCAAAACGAATCAATTAAAACGTATTTAGCCAATCAAGAGAGACATAATGCACAGTTAGATGCTCTAGAAATAGAAAAAGCAGAAGCAAATAGAGCAGTAACAGAATTAAGAAACAAATTTGCAAGGCATGATTTAAACAATTTGGCACTAATGAAACCAAAACTTATTGAAACTAGGGTCAATAAGGCTAGTGGCAGAGTCATGGATAACCTTATAAATATAACTAACCCTAATATGTTTGACAAAAATGAAGAATCAGTTACAAATAATTAGCTTTTTGATTTTAGGTTTACTCATAAGTGGGTGTAGTATATTGCCGAAAGCAAAGCCTGTAGAGGTTAGGACTATTGCAGAAGTACCACCAATGTACCACCCACCATTACCTTTAGAAATGCAATTAGTAGATGTGAAGTTTGAAATACTTACACCAGAACTAATGCAAGAGTACTTAGACTTAGTAAAAGAAGGCAAAGCACCTGCAAAACCTTATTACGCATTAACTACCCAACAATACGAAAATTTATCTACAAACATGGCAGAAATTACTAGATATACAAACAATATATTATCTGTAGTTAAGTATTACAGAGAATATGACAAAAAAGAAACTGAAGAGGATTCTGGAAAAAAGTAGTAAATTCGGCTAGACTAATTTTTTAACAAGGAGGAAACTATGTTAGGAATGATAGGAGACTTGGTTGGAATAGTTACTGGGGTTGTTTGTGCAGCTTCTATAATCTGTTCTTTAACACCAACACCAAAAGACGATGCAATGATTGCAAAGCTATATAAGATAATTGAAGTCATGGCTTTAAATATCGGCAAAGCGAAACAATAGATGTCTGAGTCAACAGTCACACCATTCGTATATAATGCGATCTTAGAAAGAGTAATTGATGGAGATACCATAGATGTGACTCTTGATTTGGGATTTTCTTGTTTCTTACATAAACAAAGAGTAAGACTAGCAGGGATAGATACACCAGAATCTAGAACTAGAAACTTAGAAGAAAAGGCTTTAGGATTAAAAGCTAAAGAAAGGCTTATAGAATTATGTGTAGGCTCTTTCAAAATACAATCACTTGGAAAAGGCAAATATGGAAGAATCCTTGGCATACCGCATACTGAGAATGGCGAAGATATATGTCAAATGCTTGTACAAGAAGGACACGCAGTTGAATACTGGGGTGGCAAGAAAACTGCCAAAGTCCAAAATGATGGAACATGGGGAGGATAATATGCAGACATCACAAGAAGGTTTATCTTTAATTAAAAAATTTGAAGGTTGTCGTTTAGAAAGTTATTTGTGCAGTGCTAACGTGCTTACAATAGGTTATGGACACACTAGCGGAGTTAAAGAAGGCGATACAATTACACAAGAAGTTGCAGAACAGCTTTTAGAAGATGATATAAAAGAGTTTGAACTGTATGTTGAAGAAGTAGTCACTGTACCTTTATCACAGAATCAGTTTGATGCATTAGTCGCATGGACATTCAATCTTGGTGTTGGAAACTTAAGAAGCAGCACTATGCTTAAAGTATTAAATCAGGCTAAATTTGAACAAGTCGGCAGCGAAATGCGAAGGTGGAATAAAGCGGCAGGCAAAACATTAGAAGGTTTGATTAGGAGACGTGAAGCTGAATCTTTGTTATTCAATGGTAAAGAATGGATAAATGTATAAGTGGCATTAAGTAAAAAACAAAATAAACGATTAGGAGCAATACTATCAGTAATGTTCAATGAAGATACTCCTGATGATATTGTTCAGGAAGTGAAGTCTGAGGGTTTTGTAGAAGAAAAAGATGGCGGCTTGGGACTTACTGCTAAAGGTCTTGACGAAAAAAATCGGCTCTGCACTTTAGCAGGATTGAATATAAAATATGCTAGTGAAACTAAACCTGAATCAACCAATCTTGAAAATAAGACTGGGGAAAGTAGTTCTTAAATAATTTTCAAAAACTACTCTAGCTTCTTTCAGTTCGTAGACTTCTTCGTTATGCATCATTCTTTCTTTAGTATTCATTGAATACCAAGTCTGAAAGTTTGCTTCAAAACTACTTGTCTTGTCGTATTTGAATGAATCCATCTGTTTCTCTCCCTTCTATAATGTTTTCTATTTCTGTTTCAAAATCATTTATTTTATTGATTAGATTTTTTACTATAATTTCTTCCATAAAACCATTAGGTATTTCATCTTTTATAATACCTCGCACTCTATCTAAAATTTTATCATAGCCGCTATAAGACAATCTTTTATCAATCATTTTTTGCCGCCTTGTATTAGTTGCAAAGGTTTGCCATTGGGATATTTGAAGGCAATTTGCCATTTATCATAATCTTTTTTAGTCATTATGTTCTGTATGTCTTGTATATAAGTATTATCATCAATCTTATATTTACTGTATAACTCTTGCAATATTCTTTCTGATAACTTCATATTATTTCTCCTGTAATATATTCCAAATCTTTTCCGCTTTGTTTTGTGGGTTATCTATCGTTGGCACACCTCTTTCACCTTCTAATTCACAAATTTCTTCTTTTAAACCTTCAATAGTTTCTAGGCTATTTTTCAATGTTCGCATTACATGTACCAAATCCATATAAAGAATATTTATATATCCGTCTTTAGACTTAGAGTAATAGAAAGGCATATTGTCATCATTCATGTCGCTAGGTGTAGTACGACCTTCAATAAGGCTTTGTAATTCTAATAATTTATATATCTTCATAATATTCTCCCCAAAGGAAAAGAAGGCTATGCAGCCTTCTCTTTCTTTTTCTCCTGTAAGTTAGTTAAAAAATCTACTGCTTTTTGTGCCATTGAAAAGGCTTGTATCATCGCTTTTTCACTATCTGCTATGGCTTCTATCCAGTTATTTAAGTATTTTGCATGACAAGGTCTTACTGACTTTTCTACACCTAGTAATTGTGATAGAAAAGCTGAACCTATTTCAGCAACAAGTTCTTCTTCTGCATAAGATAAGTCTTTAGCATCTCTGTTAGTTCTTGATTCATGCTTAGTCCAATGCGTTAATTCATGCAAAGTTACTGCAAAATATTCAGAATCAGAGAAGAACTGTTTGATATGCGGCATATTGATTTCGTCTTGACTTGGTATGTAACAAGCAACATCACCGCCTACTACTATATTAGCACCTGTATTATCTATAAAAGACTGTATTGCATTAACTTCTTCTATGGTTAATTCTTTTTTAGCGTCTTTTACTTCTTTGTTTGGTGTATAACCTTCTATTTGGTCAGCATTAAAAACATTCCAAGACTTCCAGTAGAAGTATGAAGGTAATTCGCCTGTAGCTTTGTACCTAGCTAATTCTTCATCTTTCAACCATGATTCTTTTTTCTTCTGCATTGAAGAAAAGATTATAGGTGTAGACTTTGAGCCTTTTTTTACTTGATAGCCTTTTTCAGACCATTGTTTGTAAGTACCCCATTCATTAGATTTATAACCCTGTATGGCTAACCACCATTGATTGATACCTCTATATGCTTTTCTGCTTGTGAAATTGGTAGGAACACCAACACCAATCCAAGATTTAGTCCAATCTTGACCTTCAGTTTTCATCAACTCAAGGATTTCTTTTTGCATTTTTTTAAACACTTCATTAGATTTCATTTTTTTCTCCTGACTTTCGTCTCAATTTATAATTATGATTATTCCCTATTTTATATAATTCCGCAACCCTTTTCGGAATAAATATTAAAAGATTAATTCTTCTTGATTTCCCTGTGACCAAGTACCGATTACTGCCATAGCACCTTCCCAATTCTGAATTATAGGGCATGAAGTCAATTCTTCTATGCTCATGTTATCTTCAGATAAAAGGCTTATGTTTTCATCAATGACTTTTGCATAAACATCACCAAGATTTTCAAGCAAAGGCTCTACTTCTTCTATAGTGTTTACATATCCGATTAAGATTCTATCGGCTTCTTGGGTTTCTAGTTCTAGTTTTAATTTATTTTGTTTCATTTTATTTCCTGTCAATTTATGATACTGATTATTCCTTATTTATTGAATTTGGGCAAGTGCTTTTCGGAATAAAAAAGGGTAACGATGCTCAGCTTATATCATATACACCGCTACCCAAAATTGATTATGAAGCTGCGAACAGTAATTCTGCATGCATTTCAGTAATAACATATTCACTATTACTAGAAACTTCACGTATTATGAAAGGGTTTTTTCTTGCTTTAGGTCTAAAACCTACTAACTGTGCTTTTTTACCATTAACATCTGCAATCTTATCTGTGCAAAGTAGCGTTTGATTGGTTTGTTTTCTGAAAGAAAGTTCGCTTTCTAATGCTTTAGCATCTTGTGAAAGACCACCTTCTAATTTAAGTCTAAAACCTTTAAAGTGTATGCTGTCACTATCAAAAGATGCATTACCAAGTTCAAACTCAAGACCATGTTTTGCTAAAAGTTCTGGCAATTCATTTTCTAGAATTGTTCTGATTTTTTTAGCGTTTGCTCTATTCATTTCGTTTATCATTTTATCTCCACGCCTTTCGGCTCATTTTATATAAGTCATTATTAACTTATGATTATAATTCTTCTTTATATTGTATTATAAGGCAAGTGCTTTTCGGAATAAAAACCAATAAATTTAAAAAGGTAAAGTGTCTGAATAATCATCTAATTCCAACAACTTATCTACTAATTCTAATAAATCACTTTCAGTACCATAAGTTGCTACAAATCTAGCCTTGTATGGGTGGCGGCTAATAGGTTCTTTATCGCTTCCCATTCTGTGATGTTCAAAACATAAAGGTAATACTTTAAAATGTGCATCAGGTTTAGTTTTGCCATCAACATGGTGGATTTCGCAAGGTACTCTGCCTTTACCTTGTTGGCGGCAAATGATACAACCTAGCTGACTAACTCTGTCCATGTGTTGTTTTTCTGCCTTGTTGGGTGTTCTGCCTTTCATTATTTAAAAAGACTCACAAAGTATTCTGCATCTACTACAACTAGCGGCTTACTTCTATTTCTTTTAATAACTAAACATGGTTCATAACCTTTGCAATTATCTTGGCATTGTTCATATGATTTCCAAACATTGACTGCTTCTTGATTCTTACATTCAACAGACAAAGGAAATTTTTTCCTAGATTCATTGCCTAAAATAACATCTTCACCTTGACTACCCATAGGTCTAGACTCTAAATCATTAGGGTTAAGCTGCAATTTTTCAATCAATACTTCTACAAACCATTTTTGCAATAAACGTCCTTTAGCCTTTGCACTGCTAGTTTTCACCTATGCACCATAGTTTTTACGTTCTTCACGCATATTGACCATTTTTGTTCGCCATTCCTCAAAGCCTACTTTAATAGCATCTAGTTGCACTTTCAAACCTGCTAATTGACCTTTTTTTAAGCCAATGTTTAATCTAGCGGCATGAAGTTGGTCTGTATTTTCTGCATATACCTCTTGTGCAGAAACAGTAGTGCAACCTTTATGCGTAGCTTCTAACTTAAGTCTAGCAATAATACGTTTAACATTAGCATCTGCTTCAAAAACCTCGTATTCAGCTTTTTGTATGGGTTCTGCTAGTTTCCTTATTCGGTGCATCCATAGTTCTTCTTCCATATCTAGAATGCAGCATCAGAATTATCAGTATTCTTTTCAGGGATTATTAAGTTACCTTCCTCATCATAAGGTGTAAAAAGCAATTTAGTATAATCTATACCTGTTTGTGTTTGATTAGCATAGCCGCCACATTTATATACTGTGCCATTGTATGTAATCTTACCACCGATATCTGGTGTGCCTTCTGTCCTTTTGCTTTCAGGCGGATTGTAGTGCAGTAAACCTAAACTAGCGACAAGTTCATATTTCTCGTTACCATTTTTGTCTACATATTTCAAAATTGCACCATACTGTTCAGTATTGCCTATTTTCATTTTACCTTTCCTTGGTACTGTTACTTTTGTTTCGTGAAACAAACTTCCAGTATTTTCTTTCATTACATATTCATCAGCCATTTTTATCTCCTGTTGTTAATTTATATTTATAACCTTTGCCATTAGTTATTCTTTTCTTCTCTACTACTTCTCCCCACATTTGTAGGTCATATTTTTCCCTATAAGGTGTTTTCCTTAAATCCCTTATAGCGGCAGATAAAGAAGGTTCTCCATAGTATTTACCTGTTTTCGTTTTGATGACATCTTGCAATTCCCAAAAAGTCCACCAAGAGCCATCACGCATACACAAATAAACGAAGTCTGTAATACTATTCGCTTTGCTCATTGAGTTCAGCTTCTTGATTACGTTCTGCTTCTGCTTCTTCATACTCGTCATAAAGTGATATGAGTTTCTTATAAGCATCTTGGTCTTTCTTTACAGTTGCATGTTCTGATGCTTTCTTTATTTCATCAGCATTTACTTCGTAAAGTTCTCTATGTTCTTGATTAGTTGGGTCGCCTAAGAAAGTTCTTAAGTGTTTAAGAAAAATCTTTTCATCAACACAATGTTGTAGAACAGTTCCTGTTGGTCGTCTTAAAACATAACCATCATCAAGATTTGGTGCTTCTGATTTATTATTGATGGCATTATCTACCTCAAAAGAAGAAGCGTATGCACCGCCACCTAGTCCACATGCCGCCAATGCTCTACCTACAGCAGAGGTTTCGCAGTTCTCTAAAGCAGACGTTTTATTGACCATGCCTTGTCCTCTGAACTCCTCGGCATATCCAGAGCCTATAAGTTTCCATTCACCATCATTTTTGATAGAAACAGAAGCCTTTACAACGACTCTTTCTAAGTCATTCATAACAATATCAGTTACAATTTCTGCATTACAGCCGAAATGTTTCCTGAATAGGTCTACTCTAGTGTCTACAGTCGTGTAGAACTTTCCTTTTATATTAACCTTATCTGCATTAGTAAGGTTTGCTACTTCATTTATACAATTTATCAATGTATCATTCATTTTATACTCCATATAGTTTTAGCAAAATTAATCTCATCTTCCTTCCACTTCCAATCGTCAAAGTTAGGATAAAATAAGTTTGCTATAACTTGTTTGTCATTAGAAAAAGATAAGAGGTTCATTATTGCTAACGCAACCTGTCTTACCACAGTTATATGTTCATCTACATTGTTTACAGGCATTGTAACTACTTGATTTTCTTTAGCAGAAACATGAATGTAATCTAATACAGGCGAACAATCTAAGGCTTTAGCATAAACAGAAACCTGTCTAGCATGAGCATCAGATACTTTACTAGGCATACGACCAGTGGTCTTGATATCCCTAATAATGTCTTGGTATTGCAAGTCAATATATCCTCTTACTGGAACAGGTATATCTTCTAACATTAAATTTATTTCTTTTTGGTATTCGGTAGGTTGACCAATTTTCTTATAAAAATCTAAAGCAGTCTTAGTATAGGTACTAACATTGTTGCCTTCTCTTTTATATTGGTTTTCATCTATATTTTGTTCAGGGTACTCTTTTCTACAATAGTGATATAGTTTTTTGTATTCCAATTCAGACTCTTTCAAGGCTTCAGGAATGCTTAATTGATTTGAATGTTCATTCAATCCAAATATATTTCCTACTGCATGGTCAACTACTGTTCCTCTCCACATTGCTGGACCACCACCATTCCTAAAACCATACAAATAACGCATTATCCATAGCGGAATATCGTCAATGTAACAGTTTACAGAAGAAGGTGATAAGTGGTCTATGTGGTGTACTTCAAATGGATCGTTTTTCATTTTTACTCCTCAATTTACAATTCATTAGACTTTCTAACAAAGGTTGATTATAATTCCAAAAAGGAATTAACGCAACGCAAATATAACTTTATTTTATGAGAAGAACAATAGAAAAATGAAACTTAACGAATATATAAAAAGGAATAACTACACCCAAGCGGCATTTATCGTTGAAATAGAACGAGAAACAGGTCACAAACTACCGCAAGGAACATTAGCTAAATATATTCTTTCGCAAAGGATTCCAAGAAAGAAAGAATTGAATATAATATATAAAACAACTAAGGGATTAGTGACACCCAACGATTTTTATTTGGAGTAAATATGAGCTACGAAGTAAACATGACAGACATTTTGGATTTAAAAGAATACGCTGATAATCCAAGAATAAATAAAGAATCAGTAGAAAAGGTAGTAATGAGCATTAAAGAAGTAGGTTGGAAAGTGCCTATTATTGTAGATGAGGACAATGTGATATTAGCAGGTCATACAAGGCTCAAAGCTGCACAGTTACTACAATTAGACAAAGTGCCTGTACATATTGCAAAAGACCTCACAGAACAGCAGAAAACAGCGTTCAGGATTATGGACAATAAAAGTCAGGACTTTTCACAATGGGATAATGAATTATTAGCAGGAGAGTTTGCAAAATTGGCAGACTCAGATTATGACTTAGACCTTACTGGATTCAATTTTGATGAAATAGAAAAAATGACAGCTTCAATGTTAGAGTTTGACGAACCAGAAACTATAGTCACTGAGGATAACTTTGAAGATTTCGGAGAGGTGCAGACCAGTAATGTGCGTATGGTAAATATATTTTTAAATAGTGAAACTGAACCTAAGTTCCAAGAAATGATTGCAAACCTTAAAGAGAAATGGCAAAAAGAAAACCTTACAGATACAGTATTTGAAGCTGTAGAAAGGAGTTTCAAAAATGAAAGTCTATAATCTAAAGGCACATTGTTCTAAAGAAGAAATTGCTAAAAGAAAAGGTGATTGGGTAGATGAAAACGATTATGACTTAGTTATCAGAGATGATTGCGATGCATACGACGAAGAAGGCAATCCGCTATTCTTTTTTAGAAAAAACAAAATACCTACAGAACTATGCAAACAAGCATATACCACTCTAAGAAGTGCAGCAGCACCTACTAACAATAGAGGAGCAGCAGGTGGGATTATTAGCGATGATACAAAAGATGATTGGGATATAGGCGACCTACAAAAAATAAGATTCAAAGGTGTTAGAAAAGACGGAATACTAAGCAATACATCTAGAGCAAATACAGTAAATTCAGGGATTGTAGGTTATTTTGATAGGGGTGCAAGATTTCCTTACTGTAGGCAAACTACATGGTACGAGAAAAACTTTAAACAATTCGCTGATGCATACCCTTACATAAAATGTATTAACAACTTATTTGAAGAAGCCTGTCCAGAAAAATATAATAATCAAAAGGAAATGGCTGATAAAACAGAAAAAGACTTTATGATAAAAGATACTGTTTTCACAACAATTACTGTCAATAAAAACTTTAGAACTGCTTTACACACTGACGCAGGTGATTTGAAAGAGGGTTTAGGGAATTTAGCTGTATTACAAGCAGGTAAATACGAAGGCGGATATACAGTTATCCCTAGATTTAGGGTAGCGTTTGACGTAAGAAGCGGTGATGTGTGTTTTTTTAATGTGCATGAGTACCACGCAAATACAGAAATCAAAGCAAAATTAGCATATGAAAGGATTAGCATAGTCTGTTACTACAGAAAAAAAATGCACCATTGTTTAGATGCAGAAGCAGAAATAGAAAGAGCCAAAGCGAGGACTAAAGGCGAGAAACTGAGTTAATGTGTGCGATATTAGGTATACAAAGTAAAGAAATTGTAGATATGCAACTCTTTAGAGAGATGTTAAGTCAATCTATGATTAGAGGTAAACATGCTACAGGCATCGCATGGATTGAAAATGACAATATCAAAACTTATGTTATGCCTGAAACTGCAGAAGATTTCACTCTGCCTGATATAGAGACTAATACGATTATAGGGCATTGTCGGTACAGCACATCTGATTTGGAGTACAACCAACCAGTGTTTAGTGACAAAGTAGCAGTAGCACACAATGGAGTAATAACTCAAGC